TCTTTTAGATATTCCCATGCAACCCTCTTTGCTTGTCCATAAGTAGGAGCGATATATGCGTATTGTGGATTCTTTTCATTGCAATTTAAAGATCGCTCAATCATTTCCATAATAGAAAATACAGTCTTCCCAAAACGTCTGTGACATACAAGAACATTGAAACGCTTAAGAGAAGCGTGGAGTATATTCTGTAATGGTCTTGGTCTGTAACCAAGATCGATTACTTCTGCCCCTTGAGGCAAATCGTTTAAAGGAATGTATCCGTCATCATACTGATTTAATAAAGCCATTAAATAAAGGTTCCAAAAACAGAGCCACTGAAATAATTTATTATTCTTTTACAGTAAATGGGGAGGTTGCCCTCCCCGTTAAATTAGCTTACGTACGTTACATGGAAAACGTCGCCTGCTTCTACTTGCTCATTGCCTCCAGCGGCAAGTGAGTTAATAAAAGTCATTCTTGTTTTCCCTTCTACAACGCTTACCGAGAAGTCTTGACCCTCGTGAATTCCAAGCCTACCGACAAAGGCAGAAAGAATTTTATCGGCTTCAACGTCAAGGTCAATAAAAGTATCGCCCTCAAGAGCGGTGTATTTTATTGTTGAAAATTGAAGCTCTGGCTTAGCCTCAAGGATGTCAACTCTTGCACTTAGTGCTGAGTCGGCAGCAATACGAGCAGTTTGCTCTGCATTGATGTTTCCTTGAAGTGTAGAGTCAGCAGCGATTCTTTCACTTTCTTCTGCATTTACTAAGCCTTCAAGTCTTGCGGCTTCAGAGTCAATCTTGGCATCTACTTGACCGATGTTGTTGGCAACAGTTGTAGCAAAGTTTTCATCGCTTCCAAGAGCGTCCGATAGCTCTTTAAGAGTGTTAAGGGCTTCAGGAGCAGAGTCTACAAGCTCAGAAACTTTTGTATCTGTGTAAGACTTTGACTCGCTAAGAACTCTCTCGTCTTCAGATTGTCTTTTAAACTCTTCTTCGCTTAGAGATTCCTTAATTCCAGCAAGGGTAAAGTCGCCTCTGATTTCATACCTAGTATCGACAACACCGTTAACGCTTGAAACGTAACCGACATTGTTAACTAGAACCTCGACGCTGTTTTGTTGAGCCACTGAATTAGTTCCTAGTGAAGCAGTAAGAATTTGTTCGCTTGGATCTTGTGGACCAACAGTTGAAATTGGAGAAAGAACCATCTCAACTCTTTCAAGGTCAGGGTAAAGACTTGCTGGTGTCTCCTCTAAGTTTGTTACAAAAAGGTATTTTTTGTTTTGCTCGTATGATCCATTTGCTGGAACATAAACCATTCTTGATCTATACCAAGAACCAGCGTCATTACCATCGCCTTGAGGGAAAGTGTAAAGTGCCATGTGAAAAGGCTCAGTCCCTTTAATTTCACCAACGGCATAACCAGTTAGAGCCGAACCAATAGTTTCTGTCTGTACACTTCCGTCAAAGAAATACCAGTTAATTTTGTCTGCGCCACCAGAACCAATGTTCTGACCGTCATTTTTGTAATACCAGCCATCTTGACCAGAGGGCTCTGAAACTGGAGCCGTACCGTCAGCATAAACAGCAGCATTGTCCTCAAAAACAACATTACCAGCACCTTGTAAGCCAGAAATTTGATCGGCAAGGTTTTGATCAGCCGCTTTGTAGGCAGCGTCCATGTCTGAGATAAGACCTTCAACTCTAGTAATTTCAGAAGCTCTTAATGTTGCCTCTGCTTGGATGTCTTGCTCTAGCTGAGTAATAGCAGCTTGTAGATCACTACCGACTTGCGCTTCAAGCTCAGTGATTCTGGTATCAAGACCAGACTCGGCAAGGACAGCTCTGGAACTTTCATCACTTACCAAACCTTCTAAGTAAGCAATGACGTCTTGTTCTGTGCCATCTTCTTTTAATCTTCTGATCGTTTGACCAGCAAGCAATAATAGCTTTAAGCCGTCAATCCCATCGTTTTCAATGTACTTCTTTTTAATTTGTGTAGCCATATTTACCCCCTAAATATTTGGCAACGACGAATAGGTTATAATTAACTTTTCGCCAACTTCTAAAAAATTTTCTAAACCCAAACCACTAAAGCTAACGGTGTCATTAATAACTTCAAAATCAACTCCATAAACTTGTGGAGGTCCACCAATTGGAACTAAAGAGGTCGTGCTAGGCGAAATAGGCTGCCTTGCAAGAACCAATAATCCGCTATCAATGTTGTCTTGTGTAACAGCAAATGTTTCCTGAAAAATCCTGATACCACCCTGGCTACCGAGTTCTATACCGCCCTTTGTGACGCCATCTCCACCAAAAAAAATACCTAAATCAGTATCAAACACAATTTCTGCCTCTAAAAAAATAAACTCTTTTCTTGCCAGTGTTGTTATTTTGGGGACTCGGAGGATAGCCATTTACTAAATCCTGTTTCCATAATCTGCAGATGAGCCAACCGACTCCCTGTCACCCAGATCAATTGTAATATCCCCACTCTCCACTGTGTCAAAGTCAAAGGTGCCGTCATTCGTTGACTCTATGATCACCTCATTGTTGCCAGTTGTCACTATCCCTTTGATAAAATCAAAAACAAGCCTCATAGGTCTAACCTCTCAATGCTTTGTAAATATTTCTCTGAGCCAGACGTGTAAGTGGCACGAACTAAAGCCTGTACTTCGCCAGTTGGACCACCAATTCTATAAGTGTAAATTTCTGTCACATTGTCCGGGCGATCAATATAGAGATAGTCATAAGAAATACCCTCAATAATTGAACCACTATTTAAAGGTATGGCATTGACCGTTCCACCTAAAATATAGCTGTCTAGTCCTCGTTTCTCTTGTCCTGAAACAGTTACATCTGAAGCTGTAATTTCTGAATGATCATGAGTATCGTTAGGTTTATGATCCGTCCGAGCAGCTAGTCTTTTCACTTAATAGCCTCCAGGAGGAGAGCAAAAGCTTGCACAAAAGAAGCTACTAAAATGACATCAATAAAAATATGGATAAGCTTTTCAAACATTCGACTTTAAGTCCTCATTCTCTTTTTCAAGTTTTGCAATGAGCTCAATCTGTTCTCCAATAAAATCTCGAAGCTCTTCGATTGTCTTACGACTCTGCTTAATTAGGTTAGCTGCTGCCACTACCTTAACTTCAAGATCCTGGATGTGAGATGCTTGGTAGTCCCAAGTCTCTTTAGAAGTAGGGAGAGGATTATCAATCTCTAGCTTCCATTGCTCAAAATCATTTATAAACTTTGCAGCTCCTTCCTTATGAGAATGACCTACAAGCTCTATCTTAGCATCTTTGAATAAATTTAGCTGATCCATTATTTCTTCTTAGGTTTCTTTTTAGCTTTTTTCTTTTTCTTCTTTTTATCGTCGTACACGTCCTACTCCTTGTCTTCTTTGAAAGTACTGTTTACGAGATGCTCAAGCGTAGTAGTCTGCTCGACCTTTTGCTCTACTCTATCTGTCCACTTAAATCTATTCTTCATATTAAAGATCCACATCGAAGGCTGGAAAGGAGTATCTTTCCCTCCCATGTAAATTCCCTCGAGTCCGATCCTTTCCCAAAATATTTGAGATTGTCTAAAGCCTTCTTCCTTAGCTTCTAAAAATTCAGGATGCTTCTTCTCCCAATTATAAAGAGTCTTTTTAGACACTCCCAACATAGCTGAAGCAGCTTCATAGCTAAAGCCTTCAGACATAGCCTGGATAAGTTTCTCTCCCATATTAGGTCGATATTTAGTTGGAGCCCCTGGTCCTACTTTTTTAGGCGTGTAGATTTCAGGTACTTGCAATGCTTTTTCGTCTTTTTTATCTTCTTCACTCATAGCTTTTATCTTATCCTTATTTAGGTTAGCTTTTCAATTTTAATATGTATTCCCTCTCCAACAAAGTCTCCTTCTGGAGTGGTACTATACTTCTTCGCTACATTATGTGAGACGATCTGACAGTCATCGTGCCATAGTATTTCATTCAATGCGTCATAGATAGCTTTTTCAAAGTTATCAATGTCAGGCTTTACTGTCGGGTATTTCCTACGAACAGTCTTAGGTCTTTTAATAAAGAAAGTCAGATCCACATGAAGAGCTCCTTCAAGCTTTTCTGTAAAATACATCT